GAATGTCATCTCATTCAACATACTAACTCTGGATTCAGATTCTTAGCAAACAGAGAATATGTGAAAGACATAGAGAACGACGCAGAAGATACTATGGATACTCTCGCACTCGAAGAAGGATTCTAACCTTAAGGGGGATTTATTTCCCCCTTTTTTTACCCTTTTAATAAAAAGTGGTGAAAGTAATTTGTATTATGAGTAGCCACTTTATTACTATAATATACACACAATTACCATTAACTTGGTCAACAACTATAGGATTATACAATGATAACAATTAAAGAATTACAACAAAGTGTGCCAGACCTTATTGGCAAAGTATATATGGAAAATAATGTGACAGTGGTAGAGATACCTCATGGTCGCATTAAGATAATGCCAAAACATAGGAAGCCTGGAAAATGAATACAACAAATAAAATGTGGTACAATTTTGTATTTATTATTAAACACTCTATTATTGCAGTTACATTAATATATGGAGCTGCTACAATTATATTTATATTATCAGGGTGCAGTCAGGTAATACCTTCTCATAAAATTATGGATAGAGACAAATATGTTCACGACTATGAAAAAGAAATAACTGTATTTAACCAACAACAAAGTCTGTATTGTAAAAGTCACTATAGATGGGAAAAGGTTAAAATGATTAATACAAAGAATGGAGTTGAATTTAGAGTAAGATAATTTACTGACGGGTAAACAGGTATTGATATTTGCATGGAGATGTCAACTGCCTGATAACAAAGTTCCTAGCTGTGTAGCATGCGAACGGACTTATGAATACAACCATGATTAGGGTTGAGCAATACTAGATAAGACTCTTGCCTGCTACCTTAAAAGAAAAATGCAGGCTTTGAATTAATGGGCACTGTCACCTTCCACTCACATCTACAAATGTGGATAAATAGACCTCCGCATCGTCTAATACAGTGCCCTATTATTTACTAGCAGAGAGCAATGCAATCGAGTCTAGTAAAAAACAAGCGCAGGCTAGACAAAGTAATTGAATATTTTATCCAGAATAAATCAAATAACAGTTTGGCTTGCGCTTAAATCTATCAGATGTTCCTATGACTTATATGACAAGAAGTGAGGCATTTAAAAAACAAAATATTACAGAACAAGAAATAAATAAATATTGGAAAGAGTATAAACATAGATACATAAAGGAGTAATAGATGAGTAAACAATCAATATATGTAAGACATAAAGATGAAATCTTTTTAGAGTATAAACGTGTAGTTCAAGCAATAATAAAACTAGAACATTGGCAATCAAAAGATGAAATAAAACGACATCTTATGTATGGTAGAAAACGAGCATTAGAATGGGTGTTAGGTCTAGATAAAACTCAAGAACAAAAAGACCAAGAATTTTCAGATAAAATTAATACATTAACTAATAAAGGAGAAAGCAATGAAGAGAGAAACACAAAGGAGTAAAATAAAACAACATCTTGAATCAGGTCAACCAATTACACCAATAGATGCTTTAGAAAGATATGGATGCTTCAGGTTAGCTGCTATAATTCACACATTAAGACACGAAGATGGTATGAATATTGAAAAAGAATTGATTAAAAATAAATTTGGTACAAAGTATGGTAAATACAAATTAAAAGAAATAAAAATACCAGAAGATGATTCAAAACAAGAAGAAGAAAAAGCTAAACTATTATTGAAGATGAAGAAATATAATAGTGTGAAGTTTGGAAATGATTTAAATGGGAATAGATATTTTAAAATAGGGTATTGGAAACCAATAAACTCAAATGACCAATATTATATAAAACAACATAGTAAACTAAAATTTGAAGAGCAAAGTATTTGGGATGATGATTGTGGTTATAAATATTGGTATTCTATAAAATAAATAACATAAAGTATAATAAAACTTTGGGGCGTAAAAATACTAACAACTCTAAAAGAGGTTTACAAAACTAATTTTGATGTGTTGGCTCGCAGGTATGCAATCGCCCCAATAAATTAAAGGAGATAATTGTGATAGCAATTAAAAATCAAATACCATCTTTAGCTTATGATGATGACCCAGATACACAAGCATTGCTAGAAGATGAAGAGTTTAATCAAAATAAAAATGAAGTATTCTTATATCTTGAACATTTAAGAGAATCTGGTAAAACAAATATGTTTGGAGCAGCTGCTTTTATTCAAGCAGATTTTGAATGTACTAAACATATGTCTAGAAGATATTTAAGAGAATGGATGAAAAGTTATGAAGGGGGAAATAATGATAATGATTGATATATCAGAATGGATACTAGATTTTTTTATATTTAGTTTAGCATTTATATGCTCTTCCATAGGAATACTTATATTTTCATTAATTTTTTATGCAATTTTAGATTGGATAAGTAACATAACAAAAGGAGATTAAAATGAAATTTTGGCTACAATCATTATCAGAAAATGGGTTTGATGTATTTACATTAGTTTATATCGCTGTTTTATTAATAATATATCATTATCTGTTACGATGGTATATAAATATAAAATTTGAAAAGACGAATAAACAAATAAGCATCTTAAATCAAATATTAAACGAAGTCTTAGATGATTTGGAGGATAGATAAATGGGAATGGATTTATATGGAATTAATCCAAAAACAGATAATGGAGATTATTTCAGAGCAAATGTATGGTGGTGGAGACCTTTATGGCAATGTGTTGCTCATTTTTGCGATGATATACTATCTAAAGAAGAAATTGTGAAAGGAACATATAATGATGGACATGAATATAATGAAACAACTGCTTTAGAAATATCAGATAGATTAGAATCTTTGTTAAAAGATGGGACTCTTCAAAAGTACAAAGATGAAAGAGATTCTTACCTTAATGAATTAAAAGATGAAAAATGTAATGTATGTAATGGAACTGGAGTAAGAGAAGATGAAATAGGAAAAAAGGCAAGAGAAAAAGATGAAGAATATAAATGCAATGGTTGTCAAGGAAAGGGAGAAAAAGAACATTTTAATAAATCATATGGTTTTGATGTTGACTTTGTAATGGACTTTGCAAAATTCTGTGAACAATCTGGAGGTTTTAGTATTTGCTAACCTGAGCAAAAAAGAAATGTAGTCTGGTATTGCATAGCTAAGAAAATTGTAGTGGTAAAACTAAACAATACACTTTGAATTACAATGCCAGTCTATGTTTCGATTGACTCTAAACCTTGATATTATTAAATTTACAAAGCACTAAGGGAGAAATAACAATGGATATAAAAGCCATATATAGTGCCTACTTAAAACATGAAGATACGTTAAGAGAGAGAGATAAACATGTCTTTCACGCTTCATCTGCTGGTAGTTGCTATAGAAAACAAATGTATTCCTATTATGATTTTCCATCTGACGCAAAAGATGATAAGTCATTTAGGTTGTTAAGACTTGGAACATTAGTACATGCTGATTTAGAAAAAGCAATGTCTATGTATGAAGATAAACTTGCTGATATGCAATTACCAGAAAGTCCTATTAAAAGAAGTATTCATATTGAAGAAAAAGTAAAATATGAACCATTAGATATTGTAGGAACTTTTGATGTTGGTGAGTTAATAAACAACAATGTTTCAAGAGAAGTTGAATTTAATCTATATGATTACAAAACTGCAGCTGCATATAAATGGACTACAAAGTTTGGATTAAAGAAAAATAGAATAGCTGGTAGTGATACTAATTATAAACTTCAATTAGGAACTTATGCTTTAACAATTAGACATACATATGAACCAGATAGAATCAATATGTATTTAATGT